CACGTTGCCGCGATGGCGCTACGCGCCATTCACGATCTGAAGTTGTAAGAACACAAAAAACGCCGGGGCGCTCCCGCAAAGCAACGCCCCGGCCTATCCTCGGAGAGGACACCACATTGTTGATCAAGATCGCCCTTGTGGCAATAGCGCTCACACTGGCCCCTCAAGCCCACCAGCAGCCCCAGGACGCACGGAAGCCCTGCATTGGGGTGATTGTGCGGTCGGACATCGCCGGGGTGGAGATCGTCCGCCAGAAGAGCGGCAAACTGTGTCAGCGACCGGCGGCGGGAGAGCCGAGTAGAACGAAGGTGGGGCGATGAGTGAACCAATGAACCCAACAGCGGAGGAAATGTTTCAAGAGTTCTTGAGAGAGTTCGCCAAGAGCGCAATCGAGGCGTACCAATACTTTGATGCTGAATACGGCAACAATGGCGATGACCAGAGCCGTGATGCAGCAATCGCGGCGGTTATGGATGAGGGCCACTTAGGTCCGGATATGTTTGCAGGTACAGGTTTTTACATTATCCGAGAGCAGCGCGATGCACTCAAGAAGCAGGTTCAGGTATTGACCGATGGCACCACACGACTGCGGGATGCAAACAAGGCGCTTGCCAATCTGTATGAGGCGGTCAACACTTACTGCCGCACGCTAAGCGCAGAGAATGCGCAACTACGAGTGGATATTGCGGCGTTGCGCGAATACAAAGAGCGTCACAGCCTCGCACAAGAGCTTAACAACTTGGCGCGCTATGTTGACACCCTGCCGGATAGCGAGGCTGTCCAATGACCGCCCAAACCCAACTCACCGCAGCCGCCGCCCTGGCCCTGCACGCACAGGTATGGCGCGATTGGGTGGCAAAGCGTGCCAGCCTGGCCGAACTGGCCGCCAGTCGCACACGGGCGCTGTTGGCCGGGGCGCGTGAAGCCGACATCGCGAGGATTGAGGGAAGAGGAAGGGGAACGACGTGAAAGCCGCCACACAAGCGACCGCCGCCGAGTTTGAGCAGGGTGCCAAGCCGATCGTCGTCAAACACGGCACAAGCGTGCTTGTCGAGGGTCGCACCGTCGCCCTGACCCGTGTGCGCTTTGCGGATGGGGTCACAGCGTGGGTCGGACTGGATAGCCAGGGCAATCAATGGTACTGGAGGAAAATCAAGTGAGCAGTATGTATTACGACGGCCCGCCTACCCGACAGTGGGAGGTCGTCACAGAGGCGTGTATCTTTGTTCAGCGGGCCGGGTGTGACGACCGCGAAAAAGAGCGCAAGTACATTATGCCGATGGAGTTCTTTGTTCCGCTTGATCTTGAAGATGCCGACAAGGCCGCCTATCTCGCCGCCCGCCTGAACGACCTCGACACCGCCCGCGCCCGCATCGCCCTCCTCGAAGCCCGCCTGAACGCGCTGTGCGGGGCGGTGCGAGAGGAGTGGGCAGCCTGGCGAGTTACACGGAACGCGGCTTGTGATGTGCAGTGATACTGCCTGCTCGTTCAGTTGCGCCGTGCCGGTGTGGCAACGCCTTTCCCGCGCCGCTCGCCTCCTGGCAGCGGTGGAGGGGTTAGAAATGGCAATCCACTCTTACGATCAATACGATGTCGTGTTCTGGGGCGGCACTGCGCAATTCGCACGCATTGACAGGTTCAACGAAGTTGAAACAAAGGCAACCGGCGCAACCTGTGTTGATGCGCTCATTGCCCTTGCTGGACAGGTGAAGCTATGAACGACCCACTAACCCCGCTGCAACCCCTGGTCTACTGGTCGGTCTACGCCATCAGCCTGCTCATCATCCATCCGCTGCTGTTCGTGTGGCGCTGGTCGGTGGTCATCGTCTGGGCCATCGCCGACGCGGCGGTCAAGGCGGCCCATTGGGTCGCGAGGAGGGGACGGTGAGTAAGTACCAAGTCAATATAACGATGGATGTTGAGCCCCAGGAAGGGCATGGACGCGGATTCTTTGTAAAGGCAACGCTCACGTTTCAGTGCGAATCGTGGGCTGCGAAACAAAAAGCGGAGCGCATGGTCGCACGCTATACCCGCGAACTTATAGCACAAAACGGATATAAAAGCGCATGGCCGAATTACACGGTTGAATGGGTAGGTAACGTATGACGAACGACGAACTGAACCGGAAGGTTGCGGAGTTGCGCGGGTGGGCGGTTGACGAACACGGAACGCCACCCGACTATTGCGATAACCCGGCGATGTGGGGGAGGTTGTTCATCGAACTGGTGGCAGAAGGGAATTACGTTCATCTGGTCTATGAAAATCGTACACGGCGATATGAGGGATGGGTAGAACGCCCAAAGCCACACTTTACGACGCCCCCGGTATTTTCCGATTCGCCAGGGCGTGCTCTGTGTCTTGCCTACGTCACAACAATGGAGGGGCCATTATGAAGTGTGAAGCATTCCGGCCTGGGTGTACCAACGAGGCGGTACATAAAGAGCGCGGCTACTGGCTGTGCCTGGACTGCGTGCGATCGTTTGCCGAGTACACACCACAGGTCACAACCGTGCAGGCGCTTGCCGCCTACCGTGAGGCGTTCCGGCAGTGGAGCCATAGTGAGATCAGTAACGCGGCATTCCAGGCCGCACACGCCGCCGCACGAGCCGCAGGGGCATCGGATGATGATCTGTATGAAGCCGCAACGGCTGAGGCGGTGAAACCATGAACTGGCGCAATCGTGTAGAACCATTCTTCGACCTGCTAGACGCCCGCTACCTGCCCTTGCTGTTTGCCTACGCGCCACAGGCCTACACGGTCTATGCCTGGCAACTGGCAAGCGGCGCCCCAACCGCTATCGCGCTCCTGTCGGGTATCGGCTTCGAGTTCGTCAGCGTCGGCTCGATTGCGTGGGCCGAACGTGGCGCGGGCTGGCAGGCGGCACGCTGGCCGAGTGTAACCGCGCTGGTGTTCAGCGTGGCGGTAGCGGTGGCACACTATGGAGTACGTGAGGGCGCGCTGGCGTTCTTGCACGCGGGCTTTCCGCTGGTGGCGTACTTCTACACGCTGATGATGCACAGTCGCCAGGAAGCAAAAGAGTGGCAAGATACCACCGATCTGGTTGTCGATACCTATGGTGACGAGCGAAAAGCGCTTGCCGCTGAGTTGTCAGCGCTTCGTGAGCAGATCGCTACCCAGCAGGCGCGCCAGCGTCAATCCCACATTGCAAAGGCTGGTTTTGTGTACGTCTTGGCAACCGACCAAGGAACGCACAAGATCGGAATGGCGGTTGACGTAGAGCGGCGCGTCAAGGAAATCGCCGGAATGACCTCGCAAGCAATCGAGATTGTGACGACCTTTGCCACTGGCGATCGGCGGGTGCTAGAGCAGCGCCTTCACGAGTGCTTTGCAGATCGCCGGTTGCGCGGTGAGTGGTTTGCACTCACCGATACCGACCTTGACGCGCTGTTGGCAATTGGCCCAGAGGTGCCAACCGATCAGATTGACGACACAATCGACAATCTTTCCCTTGTTGTGAATAGCCCGGTATCAATTGACCTTTCTGTTCGCAATGATCTCCCTGAGATCGTGCGACTGAAAGACGTTGACAAGCTCACCTTTACACAGATCGGTGATCAACTCGGGGTTACGCGGCAAGCAGCCTGGCAACAGTACAAGGCTGCAAAGAAGGCGGTTTCGTGTGAGTGAAACAACGATGTGGCGTCGGGTGAAAGTGCAACCGGAATTGTTGGAAGGAGTGGAGTGATGGCACTTACCCGCGAGATTCAACCGAGCCGCGCGCTTGACGTTGCGGTGGCAAAAGCCATCGGCTACACAGTCCACCAGGCAACCGAGCCGGTGTGGTGCAACAGTGAACGCGAGTGGACAAAGGACTACTACATCGAAGTGACGATTGAGGGGCAAGCCCACAAAGCGATTGGCTTGCTCCCCAACTACTCGCAGCCCGTCTACCAGGAAGATAAGGCGCACGTGCTTGACCTGCTGGTGTGGCTCGGGAAGCGCGGTGTTGATCTCCTGATTGAAGATGACATTCGGATTGAGGTGTATCAGTCAACGCCCGTTCACACAAAGGGCGCTGACATCCGAGCGCTGGCGCTGTGTGCGTGTCGGGCGGTGCTGTTGGAGTTACAGATGTGGACATTCGAGGAGGTAACAGAATGAGCAACGTCCAATCAAAAGACATGCGCGGGTCTGAGGTAGTCGAGGACAAGAACGACCTCCTAGAGAGCCTGATGAATCAACCGAAGCGCGGCGCCCGCAATCGCCCTGGCATGATCAACGGCGCCAGTGTAGAGCGGGCGTTGGTGTTCATTATCCATAGCGCGGCCTGGGGGCTGATCGTGCTGTCGATCCTTGGCACGTTCTACGGCAGTCGTGGGCTGACGGCGCCGATTATGCAGCCGTGGCAGATTGTGCTCGCCATCGTTGCCGGACCGGGGGTGTTCGTGGGAACCGTGCTACTCCAAGTCGTCTTGTCAGCTGTCCAGTGGGGATCGCGCCAGATGGCCCGCCGTAATCCGCTGTGGGGCTTGCTGTACTTCGCCTCGCTGGCGCTGTCGGCCTGGTGGAACTGGCAAGCCTACGGCACATCGTTGATCGGGATGGGCGCGCCGTGGTTGCTTGCTATTGGTGTTATCATTATCGGAGATATGATGCCGGAATTGGCGTTGGTCGTTGACTGAGGAGGCTCCTATGGATCGCATGGAACCAGGCGCGCTATTGTTCGTCACCTTCGTAGCGATTGTGGGTTTCGGCCTGCTCTGGTTCCGTGTGCAAGAGTTTCGCGGGCGCAAGCCACAACTACCAGATATGTGGACTGTAAAGCCTTCCCTTGAACAGCGCTTCGAGATTATGTCACGCACGCCCGATCCGGTCGCGTCCGAACCCGCGTCTGACCTTAGACAGACGGTCTCTCAGACAGACCAGACGGCCCCAGCTGCACCGAAGCCGCAACCCGCAACACTTGACACATGCAAAAGCCTGAGAGCCCACGGCTACACGCGAGAGGAGGCGCGGGCCTTCCTTCGTGGCGTGGATCGCACGCTCGATAACAACGTGTGGGCCGCGGCTCAGCCGCCCGCTCCCGCCGATGATGACCTGATTGTGACTCCGTATGCAGGCAGGGTCACACGCAAGAGCTACTACACCGATGCCGACTTCCCGTATGAGGAGCCGAAGGTATAAGGAGCCCCCAATGGAGTATCACATCGAAACCCCCGAGGCCTACCCGACGGTTGACGCGGTGGTATTTCTCGACGGAATTGCCTATCTCGGCACATGGTCAGCCGATGATACGCACGTCGATCCGCTGCTCATCGATGGCAAGCCGGTTCCGGCCAGCGTGCTGGGCATGTGGCGCAAGACCGTGATCGGGGTGTGGGAGAAGGAGACGCCGGCGTGAACCCCAAGACCAAGCTTATTCGCAAGTACGCGCGATATGGTCCGCATCGCCGGGCTCGGTATGCGCTCTGGTTCGGAGTGCCGCCACTACTGACGGTGTATCGTGAAATCGAGATACATCGCGCTATCTGCGCAGCACTCGGCCTCCCCGCTGAGCTGCTGCGCGACGACGGACGCCATAACCGCTAGTTCCCTGCCGCCAGTGGCATCCACACCACGACCCGAGGCGGAACCACCAGCCGCGCCACCTCACGCTGATTGAGCTCATCTCTGAGCACGAGCGTGCGGTTCATTGGGACGTACTGCTGATCGCCGGAGGGCCAGAGTGTGTAGTGGGGTTGGTCACAGCCAATCCACTGCGATGGCCGCCCATTGCCGATCAGGTACAGGCAGCCAGGGGCATTGGCCGCCACCTCCAGCACGTCATTGGCCCAGGTGGCTTCCAGGGGTGGTGCCAACTGATCCAGCATCGCCTGTGCAATCGCCGCATGGCCTGCATCATCTGGGTGAATCAGATCAGCGGTTGGACTCGGCACAACCCCCAGCAAATCAATGAACTCGGCCATACCGAGCACCCCATCAACAAACGTAGCTGTTGCAGTCGCACTGCCCTTATTCCACATCGGCCCATAGGCCGCATAGCCGGCTTCGGTCATGCGGAGCCCGCTGGCCAGCACGACCCGCGCCCCCTGGCTGCGCAGCTGGGCAACACCACTCGCCACGGTGGCGCGATGGCTGGCCAGGTCAGTCCCCGCTCGCACATCGTTATACCCGACCAGCCAGATGATCAAATCGCCATACTGCACCTGTGGGATCAGCTGCTCCGCGACCCGACTGCCGCCGATCGCCAGATTAACGAGCTGTCGCCCGGTCTGCTGCGCGACAATCGCGGCCCACGCCTTGTCGGGCGTGCTCGCGCCGAGGCCCACGGTGATCGAGTCGCCCATGACGACCAGCCGCAGTGGCGCAGGATCGGGCGTGGGAAAGACGAGCAAAGCCAGGATGAGGACCAACCGAATCATATACTGCTTATCCAAAACTCAGGCGATGATGACGCGATGAACGACACATTCAGGTTGCCACCGCTGGTTTGCGCACAGACCAACTCTACGTAATCACCAGCGGTGAAGCTCCACTCCACATCCCCAAGCACAATATCGGTGACGCTGGTAGCGTTGGCATTCAAGGTCATTAGGGCGATGATGGTCGATCCGTTCACCCGCGCATACACTTGCCGCAACCCGGTAGCGTTGGAGGCGAACCGCACCGACCCGCCCACCCGGTAGCGGCGTGTGACCGGGATCGTAAACCGGCTCGTGTTGACGCTGGTGGAATGGAAGCTATTGTCATCATAGCGCTCGGTGTCAAACGTCAGCGCCGCCGCTACCGAGGTGGTCAGCGTGATGTCGGCACTATTGTACACCCGTGCGCCATAGCCCTTCACATAGTCGAGGTTATCGCGGATGATGTTCAGATCGGCGGCCGCCATGAGCTGTCCATCAGTATAGGTTGGGCTAGGGAAGGTTACGGCCATAACGACTCCTTACGTGGTTGCCAGTGAGAGCGTGTACGATGTTTCCCAGGTGCTATCCGTGATATTGCTATGTTGCACCGCCTCAACCCAGCAGGCTTGTCCGATCTGGCTGCCAACATGCGGGCGTACCATCACGGTCACGCGGTCACTCAGATCAAGCTTGAGCAGATACGGCCAGGATTCGTCTTGCTGATGCCCAGATGCGCGAATAGTGAGGATGCGGAGCTGTGGTGTTTTATAGGTGGCAACCATCAGATCGGCGCGCTCTTGCGCATCGAAATCAACATCCGAGAGCAGCGTAATCGCATAGGCATGCGGCCCGTAGCGCTCCCGGCTTGCGGCGTCGTTTGCGCTGAGTACCGTTCCAGAGAGTGTTGCGATCTGTGCATCGTTGATAATCGATCGGTCGTCAAAGCTGAGATCGGCGGTAAGATAGGGGATCTCGGCAATGGTTGAGAAATCCGACCCGCGTAGGATGGTGGTACTTCCCAAGACACTCAGGGTCGCATCGCCAAGCGTCCATCGAATTGTTGGCCGTGGATCGTACCCGAATCGCGCCTGCACCGTAATGGAGCGGGTATCAATACCACGGGCGTTGCGTTGCTTCCAGTAGAGAATACCATCCGTGCCCATATACAAGAATGCGGCTTCGGTTTCCTCAACGTTCTGCATATGGGCAAGCGCTGCCGTCTGCGTGACCGTGAGCGCGGGCAACGGAACAAAGCTCACCGCGTCAATCGACCAATAGGTAACGGACCAGCCCGCTAAGGCCAGCATGGCCTGAATGCGCTCATGGGTATCTTGTGCGCCCAATGACGATGATACCCGTGAGAGCGCCAGCAGTTTAAAGCCATCCACACACGTCAGGGTAACGGTGCTGGTAAACCCGCCTTCCCACTCCGGCTCCCAACTCTCCACAAAGCCCCGGAACAGGTCATAGGTCACTGCGCTATAGGTTGCCCGAATGCGGATCGGACACATCGGCCAGAGCCGATGATAATAGGTAGATTGGTTATTCTGTGGGGTATAGGTGCCTGCCTCGTTATCCAGTACCACCGTGGCGGTGCCTGCCTCAAAGCGGCTCAGCACATCCTGACGCCCGCGCCGAATGCTGGGGATGCCGATCACATCCGTGGTGATTGCGACCCATACCGGCCCGGTGTGGAGCGGGCCATGATCAGGCGCGATCTCAATAATCAGCGTTGGGTGGGCCATTACACCAGCCCGTTTCCGGCGTTACGCCGTGACAGTTTGTTGAGTTCTTCCCGCACCGCCAGCGCCGTCGCCTGAATGTCTGCCGAGCCTTGCACGATGATGGTAATCGCGCCACTGATCACGGTTCCGCCACCACTCCCGCCTGCCATCAGGCTTGACGGGATCGCCCCACCGGGCGGCGCCACATCAGCAACCGCACCACCGGCGCTCTCGGCACTGCTGGCGATGTCTGAGAACCAATTCGCCAAGGGTGGCGGGCTATGGCCTTGCAGCCAGCCAGGGATTGTGATGCGTTGGATGCTATCCCCGACCCGCTTGAACCACTCATTCGCGTCGGCAATGGCGCGGCTGATGTATTCCCAGCCGCGGGCAATCGGGTCGATGTAGCCGGTCTTGAAATCACTCAAGACTTGCTTCATGACACCCCAGCCCTTCACGGCATCGTCAATCGTCTTGCCCCACTCCTGCATATACTTGACCACGTTCTGAATCATCGGGATGACGATCGGCGCCATGAAGTTCGCAAAGGCGGTCACTGCCGGGATCAGGTCGTTAACCAGGAAGTTGGCCGCAATGCGGATGCCGGTTGCGAGCGATGTGGCAAAGATGCTAATGGCTTTTTGCGTTTCGGGTGCGGTCAACCATGCGCCAAGTTGATCCAACACGGGCAACAGTTCGGCGCCAATCGTTTCAAAGGTTTCACCCAGGCCCGCCTGAAACTGCACTATCCCGCCTGCGGCTTGCGCGGCGGCTTCGGCTTGCCCGCCGACCTGCTTATTGAGTTCGGCAATGATGATGGCTTGCGCGCCCGCCATATCGCCCGACTCCTGCATCACCTTAATCTGCTCTTTTTGGGCCTCGCTGAACGTTAAGCCCGCCTTGCCGAGTGCGCTCATCCCGTTGATCGGGTCGTTCAGCGCCTTGCCGAGCATCATGGCTTGATCGCGTGGTGCGCCGCCAAGGGCTTGCGCAAGGTCAACGGTTAAGGCGGTGGCGGCGTCTAGTGTGGCGCCCTTGATCTCGCCAAAGGTTAGCAGCAGGTTGGTGGAGGATTGGATCTGATCATCGCCAAACAGGCTCTTGCCGGATGCGTCTGACAGGGCGCTTGCCATCTCAACAACGTGTTCAGCCGATACCCCTGCGGCGTTGCCCATGGTCTTGATGGTCTGTTCAGTGGAAGCAAACAGCGCGCGGGCACCCATCGCATCCTCAACGCCGCCCTTGATGCCCGCTCCGAGCGCCACAACGCCCGCTAGGGCGGCGCCGCCCGCAACCGCCCCCACACTACTCAGTGCGCCGCCCAGGCTGTCGAGGCCTTTGCTAGCTTCGTCTTTCAGGGTGATGAGCAGCTCCAACGCCGCTTGACTAAGTGCCATTGGTTGCCTCGCGTAGATCGTTCTCGGCCTGGAAGCGCCCCATCAGTTCTTCCAGGAAGTCAGGATCTAATTTGCCCACTTGTTCGGGCGTCCAGTGGTAGCGCTCGGCCAGCAGGATATACAGATCCCATTCACCTACCGCACTACCAGAGCCTCCACGCCGTTTGCGACCGCTTTCAAGTCGGCTGCGCCAGCGCTCGCGGATGTGCTGACGCCTGCTGATTTTGGGTTTGGGCTGGGTGTGCGCTTATTGCGACGGGCGATCTCTTCAATGACCAACTCAAGCAAAGGCAGTTGCGGGTCAAGGGTGCGGATCGTCGCAGGCGTACACGGCACGCCGTCAAAGTCCGGTCCCTCCCAGTGCACGATGTTATGGATGAGCAGTGCCATGACGTTGCTGCCTAAGTGCGCTTCAATGCTCTTGTTATCAGCGCCCAACTTGAGCAGTTCGGACTGCACCGCCGCCTGGGTTTGCAGATCCATCTTGCTCTTGATCCAGATGATGTTCGGCGCCTGCTCACTGAATACATTCGTGACATCGAATTCGAACACCGCAACCGGCGTGCTATTCACAAAGTAGCGACTCATCTTATAACCCTGTCTTGGTGTTCTGGACGTAGAGCGCGTAGGAGGCGCCAAGCGTGCTGTTGTATTCGCTATCGACCGTGAAGCGCATCGTTCGGTTGGTGTCGGCAGCGGTGCCCCACTCAAACGCATCGAGGGCGCCGTAGATGTCCAGTTGAATGTAGGAGTAGTAATCCGGTGTGACCGACTCAATCAGCGAGCCGTTGACGCGGATGCGCATCTTGACCACGGTATCGGCCTCCCAGGTGAGGTATTCTTTGCCGGTGTTGATTGAGGTTTCGTTCAGTTCAACCTCAATCGTGGCCTTGGCGCTGCGCTTGCCGCGCCCGTGCTTGGTGAAGTTCAGACTGCCGGTGGGCCCGTTGGCGTAGTTCTTGTACGATACGCCGGTCGGGATCGTCCAGTCCGTTTTCACGAACCGGCCCGTCACTTCGGTGGTTCCGATGGCGCTGCTGGTATCAATCCAGAGTTGCATCGATCCCGGCATCAGCAGATCGCCAGGGATGGCCGCCGGGTAGGTTGGTGCGCTCACCCGCGTAGGAAACGCGCCCTTGCCCTTCCATGCCCAGGTTGCCGCATCCTCGCCGGTGGCATCGGCGCTGAACGTCATCTCATCGGCCATGCAATAGGCCGCTTGAAACGTCTGGACATTCGGATTACCGAACATCAGGGTTGCGCTCTTGAGGTCGTCGCTCGTGATGGTTGGCGTGAATGTCCAGAGGCGTGTATTGACGCCGTTGGTCGGGGTCGTTGGGCTCGTGACCGCCTTCATCAGGAGGTTGAACAAGACGGGCGCGTAGTTGGGATCGGCCAGGCTGTCATCGATCATCCAATCGCAGCCGGTGCGCACCGTCTTGGATCGGTAGTTCGCTTCGACTGTACCGCGAGTCTCTTCCGGGCGGTACTTGGTGCGAGTGGGGGTAATCGAGCCGGAGTTGACCAGCAGATGCGTCGGCGTGGTAATCGCCGTGCCCTTCGTGCTCTCCAACACGAGGCCCAATTTTTCAAAGGAAATCTCGGCAGCGGCCATGACTTACTCCTGTGCGGTATACCACGGCGCGGCGGCAATGGTTGCTTTCAGCCAATCGGGATAGCCCGCCACGTCGTCTGCAGTGAGCGTGCGAAGGGGAACGCCCTCAATGAATAGGTTATCGGGGTTCTTGTCGGGATCGTAGACAAACGCGATCGGGCTGGTATCGTTGACGATCGTGCGATCGGTTGGTGTCTCTTCGGTGGGTTCGTCGCTCATGTCGCCTCTCGCTTCTCTAAGACGGTGATGGTATAGTCCACAATCCGATACAAGGTATTGGCAATCGTGAGATAGCCCGTGGTGCCTGCCTGGCAACTCGCCGCGCCTTTGGTCAGGCGCCCGTTCAGGTGCGGATCGGCGTCAAGCGCATCAGGGATCGCGGTCATCAGATCGATCAACTGCGCTTCGGCGCCTGCGGGGTCGGTCCACAGCACCACAAGCCGCGAGGTGAAGGTATGTTGGGTGCCTTCCAGGTTGCGCGCTGGCGGGCTGTTGCGGAGCGGGCGCGTGAAACTGGCATAGGCGGTATAGATGGCGGGGCATTCGTGGATCGCCGTGGGCTCACCAAGAACGATGCTCTTAATGCCCACAATCCCGCTGAACGCTTCGGCCAGGCCTTCATACACGGTCGTTGCGCTCATACGTCACCAAACTGCGCCAGGTACTCGTTGCCTGCGTCGGCTAAGAGTTTGAGCGTGGTGGGCTGCGCGTCCTGAATGCCTTCGGCAAAGAACGGGCGTGACTGCATATGCTTGGTTCCGTTATGCACGAATGGACCATACTTGATATTGGTTCCCAGGAAACCGCGCAATCCCTTGGCTTCTACGCGTGTTGTCTCAGAGCGCCGTAGCGTACCTTCCTTGACCGGCGTCCGCTTCTGTGAGAAGCCAAGGGCCGCCAGCGTAATCGCGCTCATCAGCGCTTCCACATCGAAGGGGGTATCCTGCATCGCCTTGCCGAGTTGTTCGGGCGTGGTTGCCATCAGTACACCCCCAGGCTGCGTGTTTCGCGGTAGTTATCCAACACCATCTTCGTGAAGTTGGAAAGGGCACCATTGTAGCCAACCGCTCCAGAGCCTTCCACCCCCACGACATCGCTATAGCCCGCATCCTTGGCGCGCCACAGCCGAACGGCGATCTGCAAACACGCCTCCTTAATGTCGGCGGGTACACTGGCATAGCCGAACGTCGCAGCGACCGTGTAGGGCACACCCAATTGCCAGCGCAGCCCGCCTATGCCGTAGGCGTCTAAGATACCGCGATCGGGAATCACCCCATCAGCGTCAACCACAATCAGCATGCCGTCTTTCACCACATAGTCAGGCACGTCAATACCCGTGATGGTCGTCACGCCCGTCACGCTGCCAGTCACGAATGTCGGCGGGTAGAGATAGACGGTATCATCGCCATACACGATCTGTGTGCCTACGGCGTCGTCACCGAATGAGAAGCCCAGTTTGGCATCAATGACCGCCGTAGCGGCGTCCAGCTTGTTCTGCAACACGGCGCGATTGCTCACGGTATCGGTGATCTGTGGCAACTCGGCTAAGATGTCGTTGACCGTGGCGTAACTCATCGTTTACCCTTTGTTGGCAACGGGTGGCTTGCCTTTGTTCGGCTTCGGTGCTTTGCTGGGGCTTGTCGGTTCAACCACCAGGCCCAATGCGTGCGCCTGCTCCAGTGGGATGGTGTTACCCACCGCAACCAGCAGACTGCGGCGGGTTGGGTCGTTGGCTTCTACGGCCTTGCCCGCGCTATCGAGATACAGACGACGATCCGCCGTCCAGAGGTTTGTTACCATCGGCTTTTTCCTTATGATGTCCAGTGCGTCATAGCGGAGCGGGCTTGCCCCACAGACACACCCGCCCGCCCCACAGATGATGCACGTTGCCACTAGACGGCGGTCCAGGTGCCCGTGAAGCCAACGACCGACCAATGGCCCGCCGTCGCACACAGGATATGCACGGTCTCGCCAATGGCGTTGGCCGTGATGTAGGCGCCGCCTGCGCTTGGGGCGCCGGTGCTGGGGAGCGCAATCGTTTCGGATGCGTTGGGGTCAATCCGCAACTCTTGCACGGCGCCAACCCGGAAGAAGTATTCCAGGCCCACCGCTGCCGCTGGCAGGGTGAACACGACCGTCCCAGCGGCGCCCACCGTGGTATGGACACTGCCGCTTTCAGCAGCCGTCAGGGTGTCATCGGCGGTGTGCGCTTCGGACACCCGCACCGCCAGCGATGTGACCGGGATGGAACTGGCTGAGCGCTCACGAAACGCGCCCGCCGTGGTATCAAGATAGGCCATTGGTTGCCTCCTTAGACGGCAGTGATGGTGCCCACGGGGTCACAGGTGTCCCACTCGCCCGCCTTGACACACTCCACCGTAATGCGCTCGCCAATGGCGTTAAAGGTCAGGTACGCGCCTGCGGCCTGCTGAACGCCCGTGTCCAGGGCGATGGTCTCGGTGCCATTGGGATCGATGCGCAGTTCTTGCGCGGCCTTAGCCACGAAGCGATACCACTGGCCAACGGTGGCGGCGGGCAGGGTGAAGGTGATCGCGCCTGAGGCGCCTTCGTTCGTGAAGGTCTTGCCGTTGTCGGTGTTGGCAACGATGGTATAGTTGGCGGTCTTGGCGGATACGGTGCGAAGGCCGCGCCCGTTCATTGTTGACATGAGTTGGTTTCCTTATCTGGATAGGGGAGGCTTATGCCTCCCGCTCGGTCAGTTCAATCACGCAGTAAGATCCATCTCCACGAACGCGGCTGGCCGCAGGACCGTAAACGCGGCGCGGAGTTCTGCGAGAATAGCGACCATGTTCCGAATGAAGAAATCCGAGTGGCTGTCTGACACGAGGATCTGGGTCAGTTGCCGATCCCACAGAACCGCCAGCTTCCAGTCGGCACAGATGCCATAGCCCTGGGTCATGCCCTCATCCTCAACCACCGGCAAGCCCCAGAGCCGGGGTGTGCCCAGCACGGACGGCCCGCCGAAGTAGTAGCGCGCCTCGTTGTCCTGCAACAGGTCAATGGTTTCCCAGTCGGTCGGGTGCAGCACATAGGCGGTTGGGGTAGCACGCCCGGTCACACGCACGGCGGTGCGGGCTTTGCGGGTGGTTGTGAGGATGTTCGTTGACCATGCCTGCGTGGTGGTGCCCGTGGTGTTCATAATGCCAGTGAAGTTCTCACCAACACCATCGCCCACGAGCATCTGATCATTCAACTTCTCTTCCAGGCCATAGCGCAGGAACTGATCAATATAGGTGCGGATCTGGCTGGCGTCCGACAATGCGCGGCGTGTGGCCGGGATCCAGTGGGCAATCGTCTTGACCGTCTCGGTCACCACGCTCATCGCCAGCGCAGATTCGGGCTTCTCGCCCGTGCTACCACTGGTGGCGCTGGCCTCGGCCACGGCGGCTGCGTTGTTGGTGAAGGTACCAACCCGCACATACTCCACCGTATCGGTGTCAGTTGTGCCGGTGGTAATCAGATCACGGATCGTGAGCGGGCGCATACTGACGCCCATGTCTTGCACCCCCAGGAACTGCGGATAGGCCAGCGCGCCTGCGGATGTGGCGCTTGCGCCCGTGAGCAGCGTCTTGACGCCCGCACCCACGTTGAACGCCGGTGAGTTGCCAAAGGCGTTGCGGCTGACGTGGCCAGCGGCTGGTGACACCTTGGCGCGCCACGCGGCAAACTCTGGGTCACTGACCACGGCTTCACCCAGCGTCTTGGCGGTGTTGCCGTTGGCTTTGGCTTCCTGGGCTGCTGGCCCTGGCAGGCGGCCACGCTCGGCGGCGCTCTTGCGGGCGCTTTCCTGCTCGATCGCGCTGGCGATCAACTTCTCGATCCGCTCGATCTCTTTGTTGTTAGTCTTGACCTTCTCCCAGGTTGACGAATCGAGTTCGCCATCGTTGGTGTCGAAAATGGTCTTGACCTCTTCGTTCAACTGGTGAACGGTCTTGAGCATTTCATCTTTGGTTGCCATTACAGGGCTACTCCTAATGATCGAATGCGGCTCTGGAGGGATTGCCACTCCTGATACACATCCTGCGTCTTGCGTAGGGCGGACTTGCCAGGCTCCGTCATGGACAGCAACTCAGATAGCGCAGCATGCGCGCTTTGCATCGCTTCCACAGCGGCTTCGATCCGCTTGCGGCTCTCGCCACTCAGCACGCGCCCCTCTTTGGCGCGCAACTCCGTGACGGCTTTGCAGCGGTCGGTATACGCAGCGACGGCAGCCAGCACCGCGCTATGTTCGCTCTTGATGGGTTGGCGCTTCGATCCATCGGCGCTTGTCGCAGGGTTCATGCCCCAATTGACATCGCTGATGTCATACAGATCGGCGGCATACAGGTTGCGGATCGTGTCGCCCGTCTTGGCTTCTTCAAAGTCCCAGCGGGTCGGCTCGTAGGCATAGGACATCTCACTGAGCGCGCCGCTCTTGAGCCCTGCCAAGACCTCGTTGGCGCGTGGGGTATCCAGGTACGTGCGCTTCACCACCACCCCGCCCGTGGCCTCTGGGGCGTACAGTTTCACGGCGGGCGGGAGATCACCCGCGCTCACTTCGTAGATGCTGTCAATCGTGGCGATTGGCGGTTGGTTGCTATCGTGTTGCCACAAGAACACCGCCCGCTTACGTCCGTTGGTGGTGAAGTCACCGAACAAGCCCGGATGGCCGCGATCCATCCCACTGTCAACGTTGCCGTGAACGGCGAACACACCTTCAACGGTGCGATCGTCAATCGCTTTGGTGAAGGATGGAAGCGCTTTGTACTCCATGTCGGGTGGTTCCTTTTGTGCAAACAAAAGGCCCGGTCTCTCGGAGGGGCGTTGAGCCGTTCCAAGAGTACCGGGCCGGTTCCATAACGGAAGGGGCCGAATTAGGTTGTCTGGGTGTTAGACTTTATATCGTCGTTCGAGATAACCTTCAAGCATATTTGCCACTTGCCGATAGGGATGAGATACGGGCATTTTATTTAACGTCCAATACCCGACAAGTATACCAATGCTGCGCTTAATGAGCCGCGCCAGATCGCGCATCTCGGTGCTTGTCTCTAGTATAACTGGTTCGTCAATCATTGGCTACTACTTCCTATACGACGGGCGCAATCGCACACCGACAACCCGGATGTGCGGGCGGATAACTAATCCCATCGGCAAACGCTTTGCCGAGTCCCACGGTCTGCCCATCCAACGGATCGCAGATCGGGCACGGGCTATCCGCCGTCAACCACTCCAACTGTTTGACCACGCCCGACTGCTGATAGGCTTGGATCGCGCCACGGCTGTACGCGGTTGCGGTCTCAGTCCTGGCAATCAACAGCGACCGCGCCCGGCTCTGCGTGGCGCCGGTCTCACGGATCGCGGCGGCCAGTTCTTGCACGCTCCAGCCTTCGGCTGCCTGGCGGCCAATCAGCCCTTGGATCTGCTCACGGGTCGTGTCGCAAATCTTCGTGATGTCTTTCGCAAGCGTGGTGAGCAAGCCCTGAATGAGTTCATTACTCAGATCAAAGGCAATGTCCTGGCCCACCAGGGCCGCAGCATCGCTGTACGCCTCTCTCAGCAACAGCGGATAGAAGCGCCGCATAATGGCCTTGACTTCATCGCCCGTATCTAAGTTGAGGTCGTCAACGTTCATTCCACACCCCGCGCCGCCTGCTCATACTGCGCTTCCAGATAGTCACGCATCGCCCGTTGGATACGGGTTTCAATGCCCGTGGTGGCTTTGTCTTGCAAGGCTTTGGCTGCTAAGGCTTTCGGCGGCTCCGCCATCGGGTCGGGTGGTTCAACAGGCTCCATCGGTAGCACGGGCTGCGGCGCCTTATAGAATGAGTACCCATCCTCCACCGGGTAGGGCGGGATACCCGGTGGCAAGGGGATCGCCTCTACCGCAGGCAGGCCCATGCGGGCGCGCGCTTCGTTCTTGATTGTTACGCCGGTCTTATAGGCGTTCAGTTCTCGCGTGTAGACCGCATCCAGGTTCTCTTGCAAGGCAGGCACGCGATCCCAGGCGCGGTGAATGGAGAACTTCCCAAAGTCGGCTTCTAACGCCCGTGCAATTGCGCCATCGTCCAGTGTAGCCTGCGGGATGATCGTGTCCTCAAAGAAGCTCTTGCGCGCCTCGCTGACGTTGTTATAGGTAGATTGGGTGAGGCCCACGGTCAAGCCCGCATACATCGCCGGTACGCCAAACATCGCCGCGATCCGGCTTTCGGGTACGCGGCGCATTGCTTCAAAGGCCATCTCCTCCAGGTTCAGCGCCATCCGGCTCACGTCCGCATCTTCTTCCAGGATTGCGACCGTGCCGCGATTGCTGCCGCCGTGCCGGTTCTGGAATTGGGCCGCGAGGCGGGCAAACTGCGTATCGGTCAATGTGCGCTTGGTCTTGATGATGGTCATCGGCACGGCGTCGTTATACAGCAGGGCGTACAGATAGCGCGTGGCCTCGCTATCGGTATCGACCTCACGGGCAACCGCCATCAGCGGCGGCAGCGCCTCCCACACGTTGCGCGGGTCAACGCTCGGCCAGTGCAGATCGATGATGTCAGCTTGATCGATCTTCTGTCCGGTACTGGTGAACACGTAATGATCGATCCATTGGGTTGTGCCGGGGATGGCGCCGATCTGGCCGATGTGGTAGGGCCACAACTCCAACACCTCGCCATTATCCCCGCGTACCTTGTGCAACCGACAGGCGCCGCCGATGCTCTTGTAGACCTGAATGATGATGGCCAACTCGTGCCAGCTCATCAGCGGATTGGGCGCGTTCAGCAGCATCCCGATCGGGCTATCCTCCACCAACTGCCCACGATCGCTCACCAGGATCGACGCCTGCTGATAACTGGTTGCCAACTTCTGAATGCAGATGTTCACCGCCGCATTCAGGCGGTAGCCTTCGTGGGCCAATCGGTCAAACGTGAAGTCATTCCAGGCCGGTGACGACCAGGACGACCACACGCCGCGCCCGGTAACGGGGAACGGCAGCGACTTGCGCAG